ATGTAAAGAAGGTAAGTTATCATAATATTCTTGACTTGATCTGTTGATGATCTGCCAAGAATTTTTACCACTATTACCTATACGTATTTTAGAAGTTTTGAAAATCTTTGAAGATATAATTTCTCCATATAAATTAATTTTCGTAACTATACGCATAATCCAAGTTGTATCACCATCAGGTATATTATGAATTTCTTCACGACTATTTTCTATAATTATATGACCAGTATCTTTATCTTTTGATATTTCCACATCCATATATTCAAATGCAAACTTTTTTAAAGTATCTAAAAGCATTTTAAATCTCCTTATAAATAAATAGAATACGATAGGAGTTCAACTCCTATCGTATATCATATTTCTTATTATAATATTTACTTCGCATGAATTTAATCATATCAGTAAATGCATCTCTAGCCTCACGATTGAAATTATCGACGTTGTTATATTTACCAGTCTTTTTACTTTGAGTCATAATATTATCAGTATCATCTAAGATATAAACTTTATCACCTTCACCTAAGTCGGCATAATAAAATTTATCTTTATTAATACCAAATCTATAACCAGTAAATTCAGATCGGAAATTTTGTCTATTCGATAAGATCAATGAAGAGATGATTGAATAATACCCAATTAGTTTCATTGTTTTCTTTATCCTCTAATAGTATTAACTATTTGATTCATCATATGGTAATACTAATGTCAGTATTGCAGTAATACGATGAGCTATAACATCTTTTACTTTTGAATCTTCAACTTCATTATATAACTTATGTAAGAATAATAATATGTATTGAATCAATTCATTATTATCTAAATCTATAGCTTTTTCAATATCATCAAGTTTATCATATACAATAATAAGAGACAATAATGAAGATACATCGCATTCAAATGGTTTTGGTCTATTTGATGGAAATTTTAATATCTTTTCAGATTTACTATTATCTGTAGTTTTATTAAAAGTTTCTTCAAATAAACATTTGGTAACTTCATCTACACTAATACCTAGAAGTTCGGCAATCTCTTCATAAGATTTCTTTCTATTATAGTATAGATGTCTAATCCTTCCGTTCATTGCATCCATTTATATCACCTATCTATTATTAATCAAACTAGCATAAATCAAGAACTCTTCATTTAATAGCTCTTGTTGTGGTACAAATGGCAAACCAGTATTTTCTTTATTTTCAAAATCGATGATTTGGAATTTAGAAGATACAATTGTAGCCAACATAGCTATCAAAAGATTTGTAATCTTTTCATTATGATAAATAGCAGCAACTGCTTCATATGTACTAGAAGAAGTAATCTTTTGAAGTTCCTTCTTGTTCATATTTACACGTTTGATTACTTTAACAAACTTACCAGATAGAATTGCTTCCATCGTATGTAGATTGTTTGCTGCAAGTATTCTCTTAGCCGCAATGATAAGTTTAATATAACTTGTTAGATCGATAGATCCTAACGCAGATGGATCACCAAACCATTTATAGAATAGATAGCATACTAATATCTTTTGATGTGGGACTATTGGGGATTTACGCCCTTTAGATAATTCTACTTTATAATATTCTATTTCTTCTTTAGAGAATGGACCAAATCTTTCTTCAATTTGTTTCATAGTAGAATGAAAGTTTACTTGATTATGCATAAGTAATGCTTCATTCTTCTTAGAAAGATGGGATTCAAACTTATCAAATTCCGAATTATCATCATCATCGTCACCTTCATTACGATCAGATGATAATTGGTTGAAGGAATATTCATATTTGGCTCTAATAATCTTATTAGTGATATTGCCTTTAATAGATACATAGATCAAGTTTAGAATATTCATTTCATAAATAGCTTTAGGGATAATCTGACTAATAATAGCCCATACAATTTCAATATTATATGTAAACTTATTCTTAGAACGGATATATTGTTTATCCCAAGAACCACTATTCTTAGACATATCTTGAATGATACGGCTATTTGCAGTTTCAGATAATTTAGTCAAGATATCAATATCTGGATGCATGTCAATAATAAGAATTTCATAGAATTCCATTAGATAAGCATCAATATTTTGAATCTTCTTCATATATGCATAGTGTGTCAATAATGGAATTAGAATAATTTGAAATAAACCAATTTCCATTAATGCACTTAGATGGCGATTACTATATTGAAGTACATTACCATCTTTCTTATTACGTTTAATATGAATAATGAAATTATCTTCATTCATAGCTTTAACTTTACGAGCAAATGTACTAAACAAAATATCTCGTTTAATATCAGCCATGAATTGCTGTTTTGTATATAATCCAGCATCATCAGTATCAATCATAAACTTCATACGAGCATAGATTGCTAGTAACTCATGGTCAGGATCATAGTATTTTTCAAAATAATTCAAATATTGCGTAAAGTGATCTACTTTCTCTTCAGAGGAGTAGCATTTCTTTACACTTAGAATGAATGAATCAAACATAAGCATGTCTTCATCATCATTAGTTAAGATTTTAGCCAAAGGGGCCATAATTTGCTTACCCCTAAGGCCTCTAAATATAATATCTTCTGGATTTGGTACCCATCTATCTACAGGCGGAATAGCATTCGCATCAGATATGCTTAAAGTATAATTTTTAACTTCTGGAGTTCTAATAGAATAATCTCTGTCTAATTCCTCTCCTGGAGTTATTTCACGTCTTACAGCTTTACTTGTTAAAGCTTCAGTTAATTGCATCGTACACCTCCGATAAAACTACACATATTCTAAATTATAATATATAATTTATTTACGTTTTGTAGTTTTAGTCGTGCGAGTAACCCTAATATTATTAGATTTCTTTTGTTTACTTTGAGTAGTTGCAGTTCTTTTGATAGATTTAGTGGTCTTAGTTTGTTTTATATTGCCACCACTATCATGACGTTTACGTTCAAGTCTATGCTTAAACATGGGATCTACTTTACGTAGATGACTTTCTGCTTCTTCACGCTCAATAGCTTTTACATCAGATTTGGTTACTAGTTTTAAGAAGTCATCTTTTCTATTAATCTTTAGATTAGATGCTTCATAGTAATGCTTTTCTAGATAACCATGCTGTTTTATATATAAGAAACCAAAGTAAAGAATCTTAGCAAAGTTTACAACTCCAAATGGATTTCTTTCTTTTGGCTTTTGTTTTATTACTTCAGTAGAAAGTTTGTTTTCTAACTCTTCTACTAATAAGCCATATTCAATATATGTATGAGCATAAGTGAATGTAAATGCTGGGTCATTAGAGAAGAATCTAACTTCATAGTTTTTAAGATCTTTAGCATGTTTAGCATCCCCACTTTTAGGGATGAACTTAAACACTACTTCATATGTAAAATTAGGTACCACTTCAGATGGTACTCTTAGGAGAATGAAATAATTATCTCCATCTGTGTAAAAGTTATGGTCAATTTTACCATTAACTCTAAGCATAACTTTTTCAAATCGTTGCTTATAGTTTTCTGCTAATAATTGAGATCCCATTACATTACCTTTACCTGCAGGGGATCTTCCGTACTCTTCTAAAGTTAAATGTAATTTTGCAGCCATTTAATTCTCCTTAGAGTGAGGTCTTGCAGAGTAGACCTTTGATGGCCTACCCTTACAAGATTGCTCTGGACAATTATTTTATATAGATATTATGGGCAGGAGTTTGACATAGGAATTGTTTAGTTGTTACTAACATACCTACAACTTTACCCACAATTTCTAACACAGTGATATCAGAACGGATAGAAGATAATACCAAGGAGTCAGTTTGCTTAGTACGTAAGTTTACTGGAATTCCTTTAGAGTTTGTTTCTTCTACCATAGCTTTAACTTCATTAGAAGCTTGAGCCATACATTCAGGAAGTTCATTTAAAGAACTACCATATAATTTAGAAATCAAATCTAAATAAGAATTATAGAATAACTGAGCAATTGTTTTATAATCACCAGTTGTATTTTCATCAGATAATACTTCTTTGATAGCTAAAAGACCTTGTACGTTTGCACCCCAACCATAACCATGTTCAGCCGCAGACATGCAGTTAAGAACAGCATCTTCAGCCGCATCGAAACGGTTATCACGTTCTTCTGGAGTAGCACCGCCAATATATAAGTCTACCATATTGGCTTTCATGCTATGAACACGACGACGAAGATTACCAATACCAGACATATCTTTACCATCTTGCTTAGCTTGAGCTAATTGCATTTCTAAGTTATTCAAGATAGATTTATAGAAGTCAGAGAATTCAGTAGTTCCTTCTTTATACATATTTTTAGGATTGATTACTTTAGTTTTATTATAACCAGCAACTACTGCATCGGCATAACCACACCATTCTTGAATTGTTTCTTCTGTAGGTGCATCGCCATTTTCTTGATCTTTCACTTGTTGTTCTAAGTTACGATATTTACGAATAGTCTTAGCATCACAAAGGTTAGCCAAGTCCATCATGATTTCGGCTTGATGAATATCAGATACTAAACAGAATGGAATATTAATACCACTAGCTTTAGCATTGATCATTGTCTTAGTTAATGGATCCATAACTGTAGCTACATCAGCAGAAACTTTAGGACAAAGAATAACAGTAGGAATCAATTTAGTTCTAGCTTTTAATGGTTCAAAGATATTATGATAAAGAATAGCACTTAAGAAACCAATCATTTCTGGAGTATCGATAGGATCTTCGAAGAAGTAAATACGTGGATGGTTTACTTCTGAAGTAGATTCTGCTTCATTAGTTACGTAAACTTTATCAGCATAACCACTATTAAGAGTCATGCCATCAAAGATTTTTACATAATCTTTAGAGTCATTAGAACGCTTAACGTCAATATAAACATCTTGACCATTTTGCATATAAACATCAGCAATCAATTCTGCCATTTCTTCATTGTTATTTGTAGAAATTAGAGCGATCTTTTTGATGTCTTCATAAGTTTCGATTTGTTTAGCATGAGAAAGAATACGACCAGATACATCTTTTACAAGACGATTAATCATATATTCAATTTCTGCTGGAGGCATTTTGAAATTGTAAACACTAGCTTTATATGCTTCATCGCTCAAGTTAGGTTCTTGACCAGTAGCAAAGCGTTTATATGCTAATTGAGATAATAAGATAGCACTAGTTGTACCATCGCCAACTTCTTTAACAACATGAGTTGTTAGATCTTCAAGTACTTCACGAATACTCATTTCGATAATACCATTGAAGAAGATATGTTTAAGAATAGTATGACCATCTTTTGTAAATTTAGGCAATACATTTTCTTTTTTAATTTGAGTAGCAGAACCATATGGTCCAAAAGATGTTACTAAGGATTCAGCAATGATTTCCAATGCTTTCATTGATTGCTCACGTAAATCTTTTTGAGGTACAATATTAGAAAATACTTCCATTTCTAATCCCTTTCTATTTCAGCTAAATCTACATATGGATTACTTACATAAAAGAGATTATTCTCAAAATCTTGATGATATTTCTCTTTAACTGCATAAATACGTTTATCCATATCATAGTCGACATTAAAACCATATTGTAAAACAAATATATGCTTACCAATAGGCTTAGGATCATAGTTATATAAGTTTTCAGGATACTTTATATATATCCCATCATATGAATCAAGATCTACATTTCTTTTATTATAAATACCTAAAGGAGTCTTTGCTCCATCTAAAGTACTTCTAATAATAGCTTCTTGATATTCATTATCTACCATTACATTAACTCTAAAGCTATTACCATCTACTAATAGCATATTAGAATAGAGTTTATGTATATCAGTATAGTATATATTAAGATAAAGTAAATCTTTATATTTATCTTTAATTTCATTCAATAAATCATCTGCAGATGATTTATATTTATCTTCCAAGACTACAGATAAAGGATTAGGATTTTCTCTATCTCTTAAAAGATAGCTGATCGTTATAGGGTCCTCATCTAATATTCCTGAAATAAAGTATTTTGAATTTTTAAATTGAGACCTTAAGATATCGATAATAGATTTATCAGTATCAAATAAGGAATCATATTCAAATATAGGTCTTATACTTGCCATATAAACTTCCTATAAAGACAAAAAAAGAAGATAGAAAACTTGTTTCTATCTTCTTTAGTTTTATTACATATCGTCTAAGCTTGCACGTTTGAATCCACTACTAGATTCAGACCCACCATAATTAGAGTTACCAGACATACCAGTGCTTACACCAAGTTTGTCTGCAATTGCTTCAATATTAGCTAGCATAGAGCTATTTACATATTGAGCTGTTTCATGAACTGCATATGCTTGAGCATTAGTCATAGATTTAGCATATTCTTCTAAAACTACAGCTAAGTCTTCTAAGTCCATATTTTTATAAGATTCGAAGTCTTTATAGCCATCGAATTTTTCCACATCAAAGTTATGAACTGCAAAGTGGAAATCAGTACGGCAAATGAATAAAATTTCTTCTTCTACTGCAGAAAGATCTTTATTCAATTTACGAATACATACTACAGGTTGAGTTAAACCAAATTCAGAACCATCAGAGATAGTAATGAATGTTTGTGCACCTGTAGTAATACCAGTTGATTGAATTTCACCAGCCATAAACTTACGAATTTCTTTAGCTAAGATATTAGCTTTAGTATGCTTCAAATAAGCACTAACTTCATGCTCACGATCTGGCATTGGGTAATCTTGACCACTAACTACTTTAAGCGGAGCAATAGATAACTTAAGTGTACCTTGCCAGAAAGAGAAGCTCATAGAAGAACCACCATATTGACCAACATCTTTAGAGTTAGTCATACGGTAATTAGAGTAAACATTGATTGTTTTCTTCCCACTATTGGAAGAGTTTCGATTAAATACGCTTTGTCCAAGAGCCATTTGTTTATCCTCCTAAATATAAGAATATAATTATCAATATGTATTGATAGTAGTATTTTATTACATCCTAACGTGTTATTCTAGGATTGTAAAAGTATACTAATATGATAATATATTATTATTGTGAATATATGATGAGATTTATTTATGATATTAATTTAAGGAGGAAATCATCATGAAATTAGTAAATAATGTGGCATGTCCAACAACAAAATTAGAAGCTAATGCATTAGAAATCTTAAAATATAGCTGTCTAGAAAAGGATTCTTTGAATCCATTGTATTTGCCATTGGCAGATGAAAACATCTGTAATGGTACTATTACATTAGTAAATGAACTTTGCGATCTATATAATGAATCCGATCATCGCGATGGAAATATTATTGATTGGGAACAACGTATGGATGGTGCTGTTATCACTACAGTAGAATATCCTGAAGGTGTCGTACAAGAAGAAGTTCTTCCAATCCCTAGTAATTTTCATGTACTCGTTGCATATTATCGCGGTATTGGCCGTTATCGTAAAGCTGCCATGACAATCAAAAAGTATAAAAAACTTGTATAATGCAAAGGAGTAAATATGTACGTGGTCTATACAAACACCGGAGTCAAACTCCAGTGTAAATCAATGGCTGAGTGTATAAACAAAATAGAAAAAGGTGGTTACTTAGCTGCCAACATATTTAAAGTTAATGATGACGGTACTCAAGAAAGAATTTATGAATACCGTAGATAATAAAAAGATCCCCATGGAGTTAAACTCCATGGGGAACTTATATTATTTTTTTTTCTTAGGATTTAAATCTGGGTAGTTAATATAAATTCTATTGTAGTCAAAACGTAATGTTTCTTTACGTGCTAATTCTTCACGAAGCTTTTCATACTTACTGTAAAGAATAGAGTATTTAGAACGTAATTTATCATCAAGGTCATCTTCTGATAATACCCCATCGATGATAGATAAACGAGTATTGATAGAATGAAGCATAAGTAATGCATCATTTTCATCTTCTACATTACGTAAACGTAATTGGTATTCATAGAGATCATTTTCATAATCTCTGACTGCACTATATCTGAAGGATTTCGATGTGTCCCTATATTTCTTCATAGCCCAGTCGATAGGACCTGCTTCTAGTAAAGAGTTGTCATCGATACGACTCAAAGCAGTAATTACACGTTCAATTTCACGTTTTACTAATCTAATAGAAGTATATTCTAGAGATTTACGTAATCCCTTTATTGTAATAATACGGTTTGATAATACATCATTATACACAGATAGACACCATGCAATAATTGTAGATGTATCTTTCTTACCGCCAGTTAGATAATTAATATATCCATAATCTTTAAGCTTCTTAATAGAAGTTTCAAGATCCATGCCAAATCCACAACTAATGAGGAAATCATCAGCAAGTAACGTACTATGATCTTTGAACATCACTGAAGTTATCTTCCAGATTAGATCTTTAAAGCCGAATGTCAATAATACTGCATAGTTAATAGTGCTAGCTCTACGGATAGTGCTATTAGTTTTATCCAAGTATACATCAATTTCGGCTCTAGCAATATCTATAGCAGAAGATGAATTTACTAATGCTCCTACATCATGTAGGATTAAAGCTAAGATTTCTCTATTAGATAAGTTGAGGATTGGATCAAACAACTTAGAATCTAATTCTAAATAATACTTAGTAATTTTAGATTTATCTTGATGATCAGTATCATATGCAAATGGGTCACTTAAGATGATATCATAAATATCATTATCTTTAATGATAGGCATTACGCAAATACCGAAGAAAGCTTTATCTGTATTACGAGTATACAATGCTACGTTACAAGAAGAACCAGTGAAAAACATATTTAGCTCATGAGCTAATTGTCTTAATAGTTCTGGATCTTGATTAGTGCGGAGTTGTTCAATAATAGATATACAATCATGAAAATCATAATTGTTCATATCTAATCCCCTTTCCTTTAAAGTCAAGGAAATGCCTAGGGTCTATAATGACCCTAGGCGTTTATTTCCTAGATTAGATTAAGGTTTTACATATTCAACTTTTTCTGGAGCTGTGATGTCTTTCTTAGCATCGTTTACTTTAGTGTAAGCAGAAGCATTTGGATAGCCACCAGCTGTACCAGCAGAAGTCATAGTATCAGGAATATATGTAGTGTAATCGTTCATGAGGTTACGTCCTATAGGATCAGTATTTTCATAACGAGTACGTAAACCAGTAGGGTTAATGATCTTAACACGACCTTGAACTGGTTGGTAGCTTACCAATTTGAAACGTTCGAACGCATGAACTGCTGGCAATGCATAGTTTTGTGCGTTGCGGATTTCATTGGATAAGTACAATTGATAATCGTAAATGCAATAGATTACACGATCACTATTACGAGGGTTTAACAAGATGATCAAGTTTTGGTTGTTACGAAGTTTATCGGATGCAACGAAGTTGTAAACACGTTTGTCACTAGTTACAACTGTACGGTTGAAGTCCAATTCAACAGGACCAATGGAACTTGGAGCTTGGTAAGTGTAAGTGGTAGGAGTGATCTTACGGATCAATGCAGGGTTACCAATTACAGAGATAGTGATGTTAGGGTCATTCAATACTTGGATCATTGTTTGAGCGTAGTTGTCCAAAGCATCCATGAATGTTTTGTGACGGTATTCTACTTGATCCAATGCATAGCCTTCTGGTGGAGCGAAGTCAAATACTTCAGCGATTTTGTTAGCTGCAGGCATAGTTTTGAAGTCATTATCCAATTCTTTATGAATTTTGTCATCTTTCCATGTACCTAAAGCTGTTTTGAACAAGGAAAGGATATTAGTCAATTGATCTTCGTTATAAAGAGCTTGAATATCTTTTACTTCTTCAGGGCTGATTGGTGTATTGATTGGGAATGCATCAGGAATTTCCACGATGTTTGTTTGAGAATCCCAACGTACAGAGCAAGTATTAAGCATTGCAGAGGAAGTATCACGACGTACAGACAATACAACTTTAGTTACAGCTGTATCAGAGCAGTAAAGCATAAATTTATTGTCTTTCATGAAACCAGATAAAATGCCTTCCAAAGTTTTAGGATTGCCTGCAGTTGCTTCATAAGTAACAGAGAAACGAGTCATCATTTGACGATCGATTTCACCATAGCTTGGGTCGAAGCGGCATTCTTGAATAGGAAGAGCTACTTCAATTGCAGTACCAGCAGTGATTTCAGTTTGTTCAACCGGTTTCAATTGATGAGTTGCTGCATCTTCTTTCATCATACCAGCTTTAGGAATAGCAGATACGATTACATGAGTTACTGCAGATTCAATAGAGAAGTTATCAATGTTTGGTACAAGACCAGAAGCACCGAAAACAGCTTTACGAATTTCAGTTTGTTTGGAGTCATCACCAGGGTTCAATGGCAAACCAACTACTACGTTTTTAGTAGGAGCTGCAGATTGGATCGCATCAAACATTTCATTTTGTTGAGTGAACATGTCGATTTCGCGACCTTCTGGAGTAACTAACTTACGAATTTTCATTGTAAGTGTGAACTTAGGAGTTTTAGCAACTGCTTTGTTGATAGCGCCTTTGTCGAAGACGTTGTTCATCAACAAGTTTTTGTGCAATGGGAATACAAGACCCATAACTGGATTGTATGCAGACAAAGCGGAAGATTCCAAGAACGCATTGCGGTCATTGTCGAATTGAGCTTCCATCATTGCCATATGGTCAGCATAACCATCTGGATTACCTAATGCTGTATATTCTTCAGCATCAGCGGAATTTTCAGTAAAGAAATTTTTAACAGTTTCAACACTTGCTGGGTCCATCATAATACGACGCATGTCTGTAAAGAATTCGGAACCAGATTCGTGCTGAATATCTTCAGCCATTTCACGAATAGCTGTAGCGTATTGGCGAGTAGCAGGAGTCACATAACCACGACCCATAACTACGTCAGCGCGAGATTCACCTACAACTGGCATAATCATTTTCTCCTTTCGGGATGTACAATTTATTTTTATTATATTAGGTATCTATAGGGACACCAAAATATTTACTATATTGTTATATCTCATAATTCTATACCATTTACTTTTTAACAGGTTCTTCTGGTGCTATAGACTCAATTAGAACTACAATTCGATCTAAACACCAAAGTGCATAGTAAAAGTCAGATTTATTTTCGATATAGGTCTTAGTATGATAAGTTTTAGTGATATAGTGTAAAGTCATATCGGCAAGTTTGTCTAATGCATTAGATACCCTGATTATAATTTGCATATTATCACTATTCTTATTCCGTTGTGCGTGGTGCCGACCGCGTCGTGCCGGTAGACGTTTATGTGCCGGGTTGTCCGCCGACTGCGGAAGCCCTGATTTACGGCCTGATTCAGCTCCAACAAAAAATCAAGCGCACTTCCACCATCGCGCGTGACGAGTAAGGAGAGGACGATATGGCAAGCATTCAAAACTTATACGAGACCGTCGTCGGCGTGCTTGGCGATCGGGCAAGCAAAGTCATTTCGGCTTTGGGCGAGATTACCGTCGAGTGTCTGCCCGAACACCATATTTCCGCCCTG